TTGGAATGAAGACGGAAATCCTGCATTCTGTTGTCTAGTCAATAGACGGCAGCAGAAAGCTGAAGAAACGCTGGAGACTCCAAAGGTTTATATAGAAATCGTTAAAGAGATAGAAGCTCCTACACTTAGAGACTTGTTTGACAAGTTGAGTTCAGAGGGAAGGATAACAGATATTTATGCCCAGAAGGGAGCGAAGTACAATTCTTTTATAAGAGATTTTATGGACTGGAAGAGACAGTCTAACCCCTCTCTGAAGCTCAAATGTTCCAGCACGTCTTCTTTTGAAGCCGGAGTCCTGAAGATAAAAGAACTCGTCCTTAAAAATGAAATAAAATTTCCAGAGCAATCAAAAATAAGATCCCAGTTAAGAATATTTTCAAAGTTAAGCTTAAAAAGCGAATCCCAATTCTATGCTGTCGGGGCTCTCACCAACGTCATTGGAGAGTTCCGGCCACGTCCAAATGCAACAGTCCAGAAGGATCCAAAACTCTCCGCGTGGTATTAATTACACACTGTGTAAAAATTACCACACTTTTTCTTGACATCTAATTTTTCTGTAGTATAATCAACTCAACTACCGTAGCGCGCATTAGCGCAGACTATTTAAAACGGAGACTTTAACAGCCCGTGGAGGTAATTATGTCAAAAATTGATTTGTTGGAAAAAGAAGAGGAGGATGCAGAAAAATTAAGACTCAAAGTGTACGAGGAAGACACTCTTCCGCCTGAAAGCGAAGAGACTCCAGATCCCGAAGACGTACCGGGAGATGTCGAGCCTAAGCCCAAAGAAGAAGAGCCTGAACCTCCGGTTGTAGATCCAGAGGAGACTTGGGAATCAAGATACAAGACCTTGTTCGGAAAGTACAACGCGGAAGTACCTCGAATGGCCGAGGAAAGCAAAAAATGGAAAGCTGACGCCATTGCTCTCAGTAAAAGAGTCGAGGAACTCGAGGCAAGTATCGAGACTAAGACAAAGGAGAGCAAGTCAGGAACTCTGGACGCCGCTCTGGATAGGATAGCAGAAGAATATCCTGATTTCGGAAAAGTAATAAAGGAGCTTAACGATAACCACAAGAAGGAAATAGAAGCTCTCGAGAATAAATTCAAAAGCACTTTGGATTCGAGAGTGACTCCGATCGAAGCTGATGTTGTTAAAACGAGGGAAGAAAATTTTAACGACGATATGATTAGAGCAGGGGTTCCCAATTGGAAGGAAATCGATGTCTCCCCAGAGTTCGCCGCATGGCTCTCCCAACCAGCCCCTTATGGCCAATACACTAAACTGGAACTATTGCAGGACGCTTCAAGAGCCCTTAACGCTCCAGTAGTAGCAAAATTTTTCAAAGATTTTTTAGAATCAAAAACTCCTCCGAAAGCGGATCCTCAGCCGAAGGTCAAAAAGCCGATTGAGGATTATATAGCCCCACCGGAGAACGAGGTTGGAACTGCTCCGGTAGGTGGCGGAAAACTAAATTTAACGAGGCAGATGTACGTAGAGTTTATGAAAAACTCGGCCATCGGGAGATTTAATGCTACCAAATATGGTGGCCGAACCGAGGAACAAGTAGAAGCTCTCTTCGATGCAGCAATTGCTCGAGGCGAGCTGAAATAAACCTATAGTCCAACTGCCAGTCTACATACAAAGGAGGATGTATGAGTACACCACGAGTAGCTGGACATCCTGATTATTCTAGTGCCGGAACTAGCAAATTTTTGCCGGAAGTTTGGAGCTCAAAGCTCAATAAGAAGTATTACAAACGGACGGTATTAACTGCTATCACCAACACTACGTATGAGGGTGGATGAATGATTTTGCCCTCTTTAAACACCTTTAATTGCTGGAACACCCTTAGAGCCTTCAGTACCTTAGTAGGTGACAATCTGAAGGATTGGGCAATCAGCCTCCAAGCGTTCTGGAAACAGAACGAAGGTTCACAGACTAGAAGAAGTAGCCTAAGGGTTTCTATGGCGAACCTTCCACGAATGGGGTGGGCACTTTTGTGTCAAGATATAGTCGGGGCTTGCAGGAAACTGTAAGAAGAAAGGATAAAGAGCCTTTCGATAACACAACGGAGATTAAAAAGCAGGGCGATAAAGTCTACATTCGGACAATCGCTGACGTAACAGTATTCGACCATCAGAAAGGCATGACGTTGCCGAAACAGCGTCCTGAGTCTCCTGATGTTGAAATGCTGATTGATAAAGGGAAAGGTTGGAATATCCTTCTGGATGACGTTGATAAAGTCCAGAGCGATATTGACCTTTTAAACAAATTTACTGATGACGCTAGTAAGCAGATACAGATTTCTGTTGACTCGTCTCTTCTGGGTGCCGTCTATGCAGACGCAAGCGCCTATAACTGTGGAGCTACCGCAGGATTGGTTACCGCTGGGTACAATCTGGGAGCTTCCGGTGCGCCTATCCAGATTACCTCAACCAACATCATTGATTACATTGTTGCTTGTGGTGGTGTTCTCGACGAACAGAATGTTCCCGATGAAGACCGCTGGATGGTGCTTCCTTCTTGGATGGCTGTTATGTTGAAATCTTCGGATTTGAAAGACGCTTCAATGACGGGAGACCCGAAATCAGTTATCCGTTCTGGACTTCTGGGTATGATTGACAGGTTCGTAATCTATCAGTCGAACTCCGTTGGTTCTGTGGCGGCTACGACTGAAGCCTCTGGTTTCAAGAGCTACTATGTCCTCTTTGGAAACAAAGATGCCATCAGCTTTGCGAACCAGTTCACCAAAACAGAGTCTCTGAGGTCAACAGAGTCCTTTGATACAATAGTCCGTGGCTTAATGGTTTATGGCTACAAGACCATCAAACCTGAAGCTCTCGGCTATCTGTATGCACGTAAGTAGGAGGTGTTATTATGGCTACTGTTGATTTTACTGGCGGAAGTGCTGTTGGAACCGGAATGCCTTATGGTGTTCAGGCGAAAATCGGAATCAGACGTTCACGCCTAGATGCTGCCAAAACTGGAATCACCAATACCAACGCTGATGTCTATCAGATGATTGACATTAAGGCTGGTGAGGCCGTTCTCGGTTGCTGGGCTTACGTCGTGACTGGAGACTCAACTGGAACCGGAAAAATCCAGATTGGAGTTACGGGCGGAGACACCGACCTTTGGGTTGCTGAAACATTGGTTGATACCGATGCTACGCTTCTTGAAGAGGACGGGGATTCTCTCTTGGTTGGGAAAACTGTCTTTGCAACGGCGGATACCATTGATATTCTCGTTTCTACTGCCGCTCTGGTAGATGCGGTTATTGATGTGTATGCCCTTGTTCTGGACATGAACCCGAATGAGGAACTTAAATAACTAACAAGTAGGAGGGGGGTGGACTCCATGTTATTCCCCCCTCCGAATAAACCCTACACAGGAGGGATTATGCGTTACGAAAATCTTAATGTTAAAAATCTTCACGTAGAGAAAATCATTCCCGTTCAATCTATCGGAGCAAGCACAGCGAGCGTGACTCCTGAGATTTGGTCTGATTTTCCGATTTTGTCAATGATGGCACAGCCGGGAATCGGGATTGCTGCTTTCGATGATTTTGCAAACATGAATGTTACGGGTTTCCCGTACAGCATTCAGGGAGCCAATGGAACATGTTTAACGGTTGCGGCTACTCCTTATGGAGTTATCCAGCTTTTAGCTCCCGGAACTGACAACGACGAGTGCTTCTTGACTTGGAATAATGCTCTTACCGGTCTTATAAAAGCCGATGCTACAAAAGATTGGGCATTTGAGGCGAGAGTTAAGCTGTCCCAGATTGCCGCAGAGCAGGGTGTGTTTGTCGGTTTAGCTGAGGAAAGCGCAGTTGGTGCTGACTTCATGACCGACGATACAATGGCTCTTAAAGTTGTTGACGCAATCGGTTTCCAGATTGTTCACGCAACGGCTGCTGCTGCTCAGTGGCAGACCATCATTCAGTTGAATGGTGGCGCGAGGGTCGCTGTTGATTCAACTGCTGTTCTTGGTTCTACGAGTTATATGAAACTCGGTATGAGAAGCAAGAGCGGAACGGTTACGTTCTATGTTGACGGAGCACCTTTGGCGGACACCGTAGCTTCTACGGCTACCAACTTCCCGCTTAACCAAGTAATGCTTCCGACCTTCGCTACAAAGACAGGCAAAGCTGCTGCTAATTCTTTGTATGTTGATTGGTGGATGGCTGCTCAGTTGAGATAACTTTTAGTTGAGATAACTTTTAGGGGTGGGGTGTAACAGCCCCACCCATTTATGAGGGGAATATGGAAGTTAAAATGCTCCGCAAAATAGGGACTGAACAAGTTTTCCCTTTTACTGATATATTGTTCGCAAGGGGAGATATGGAAGTATTTTTTGTTTCTCCTCCTACCAAAGAAAATTTCAAAACAAAAACCACAGAAAAACCCGGTGCTGGCTGGGTAAGAAACCATTTAGGTACTTGGACTAGGAGGAAGAGGTGAACCTACAAGAAATTGTCGATGCCGCTAGAAATAAATTCAACAACTACGAAAAGCCCTATCTTCACCATGATGATGAAATGGTAGAATATGTAAACAACGCCTGTGATATAATATGCAGAGATGCTAGGTTAGTTAAGAGAAATTTTAGTTCGGCTGCGAGTTACATCTATACTACTGCCGGAGACAACTCTTACGCTATTGACTCTCAAGTGAGTGCAATCATCTCTGCTTACCTTTGCACTCAAGAAACAATTTTACTTAATGTAGCTCCAGCGACTGCTTGGGCAGTCGGTGACACGATTACAGGAGATTCTAGCGGGACAACTAGCTTAATAGCCGAAGTTATTTCCACGACAGAATTTATTATCAAAAATAGAAGCGGTGCATATACCGCAGCCGAAACATTAACAAATGGAACTGCGCCAGCAATTCAAACTGGATTGTATCCGTTAGTTTATGACCATGAAACAAAAGAACTTACAAAGACAAGTTTAAGTGATATTAAAAAAACATCAGATTGGGAATATCACCTTGACGAACCGATAAAATACCTTCTTGATGTTACTCACGGTAGCGACACCAACAGATACCTTTATTTATATCCGACACCAGACGAAATATATGTTGTCCGGCTGGCAGTGATTGGATATCTTTCTGCCGCTATGACAACCACGAGTATGTCTACTCAGACTCCGGCGATTGAGCCTAGGTATCATTCAATCATTGTAGACGGAGTTGTTTATCAGATGTACCTCAAAAGAGGAGACGATACTTGGAACGAAAAAGCCGCCGATATTTATTTCAAGAAATTCAGAAACGGGATACATGATATAAAAAAAGAACAAATAGCTTATGAAGGAATTGATACAATAGTATCCCCTCACAGAGCTTTTATATAGGAGGAATATATGTCAGGAGTTTACCCTAATTTAGATGCGGAAGACCTTGAGACAAGAGTCAGGACTTATCTCAATGAGGTGTCTGCCGATTTTTTCACCCAAGCTGATATTTGGAGATGGCTGTCTGTTGGCGCAAAAGATATTGCCCAAAGCTCGACCTGTATCAGACGAGTCCTTGATGCGGTGACAACCTCTTCAACGAGAACCGTTACGACAAATTGCTATAAGGTAATGCACGTTGAGTATATTCCTTCTTCGGGGAGACCAATAATGCTTACCAAGATAGACCCCCTTCGGCTTGGACATTACCCCATTGATGGGGCGACTCCTCAGTATTGGTATGAATATGGGGTAGGAAGTTCGCAGACGATAGGTATCGAACCTCTTCCAGCGTCAGCATACGCTCTGAGGCTCTACGTTGTAGACCTTCCAAAGATGACCTATCTTACTTTTGCAAGTTTTACTGAAGGTGTGGGAGCTACTAATTGGACGGAATCGGGAACCGGATGGACTTTAGGGACTACAGCGGTTCATGCGGGAGCTGTAGCGGATACTCTGACATACAACACAGCCCTCGGAACCGCAAACACGAACTTCACTGTCGTCTTTAATGTTTCCGGTGTCGGGGCTGGAGGCACTATCACCCCGTCTATTGGAGGGACAAACGGCATAGCCGTAACAACGAATGGCTGGCACGCACAAACTATCGCCGGGACGACTCCGTGGACAATGATTTTCACGGCGACAAATTCTATCACCATAGACGACCTGACGATTTATAAAGAAGCGGATTTTGCAGCGACGACTGACCAAACGGAGCTTCCGACAGCGTGGCAGCACCTGCTGGCTCTTTACGCGACTCATAGCGGTTTAATCAAAGAAAAAAAATTAGGGGCGGCTCAGATGCTTGCGAATATCTACTTTAACGAAATCGCTTATCTGAGACAGAACATAGTTGAAGTTATTCCAGACGGGAAATCGGATTTGATTTACACATGAAAGTAAGCGACATCAAAAATTTAATCAAGCAGGAACTCTCTACTGGGCTGGGGACAACTGTTTACGTTTCCGATACTGAGCTTCTTGCTATGATTAACGATGGGTATAAAGACATAACAGCCAAGGCTTTTTGTGATGAAGTGATAGACAATATTTTAACAGAAAGTGGAATCGACAGATATAAATGGTCTGGTCATAAGATAACAAAAGTAGTCCTTGATGAAATGGTCGCTCCGGTCTGCACTCTTTCTCTCAATCCAGATACTCTCCTTCAGTATAACGACCCGATTGGACACCCTGAAGCGTTTCCTGTTGTCATTTCTTGGACTGTATCTGCCGATGCAACCTATGCTGCAATTGACAACGGGATAGGTGAAGTTTCTCTTCCGAGTGGCTCGATGACTATCTATCCAGAACACATGACTCTTTACACTTTGACTGCAACGAGTGACGAAGGAGTTGGAACTGCTACAGCTTTGATTATCGCTGTTGAATTGGTCTACCTTGAAGAAACACCAGATAGTTTATTAATCGGGGAACCTGTAATAAACATAGGCTCACATTACGTTCCGGCTCCGTCTATGTCAGCTTTGGCTGAGTGGATTCCTGAAGATTTTATGCCGCAGACTGTTACGTTAACAAATAACTCAAACTCTCCTGTTGTTGTTTACTACACAAAAGACGGAGTTGACCCGACGAATTTATCTGCCCTTTATTCTACGCCATTTGACATTGAAAACACCGATTGGCAAACAACTGGATGGGATAAAATTGATGTTAAAGCTATCGCCTACGACCCCGTAACAGGAGATTATAGCGTAATAACCTCAGATATTGTTTACAAACTTAAAAGCGGAATCGTAAGCACAGACCCTTGGGAAGTTATCGCAATGGACGACTCTCTTTTACAGGTAGGCGAACCTATTATCCAAACAGGAACTTATTGGGCAGTAGTTTTAGTCCAGCCCGATTATGAGGATTTAACTTTACAGGTAGGAGAGCCTATAATTCAAGCAGGAACTTATTGGGCAGTAGTTTTAGTCCAGCCCGATTATGAGGATTTAACTTTACAGGTAGGAGAGCCTATAATAACCACAGGAAGATACTGGGACGCTTCCATAGACCCACCATAAGGAGAATTTATGAATGTTTTAACCATGCCGACAATTGGAATGGCTGGATTTGTTGAAAGATGGGAAGTCGTCAACAAGGACGGAAGCATCGCAAGGGCTTGTTACGTTCCGCAGAAAAATATGATTTTGGACAGCGGGCTTGATTTGTTTTATACGTCGGCGGTGCTGGGGTTGGGGTTGGGGGGGTGGTACATAAACTATTTTGCTATTGGGACAGGGACAACGGCTCCTTCTTATACAGACACAACATTGGGAACTGAAAAATATAGAGCAGCGTGTGCTTACGCAACATGGGACTCAACTACTTATTCCGCTCAGGGAGCTTCTCCGTATTATGTTTATCAACAAAGAGGAGTTGAGACTCCGATGGGGGCACTAGACAGTTCTATAGACGGAGAGTATGGCGAGATAGGATTTTCTAATTCTGCCTCGACGGATGGAACGCTATTCTCGAAATTTAGGATAGTTGATGAGCTAGGAAATCCAACGACTATTTATGTTTCATCGACTCAACAATTAAGATTAAAATACATCTTGAGATTTCAGCTTATTCCAGATGTTTCAACCCACTATGCTCCTACTATAACTGGTATCGGCGCGTGGGGCTTTGACGCGTTATGGCAGTCAACTGTCCTTTTCTCCAATTTAATACATGCGTGCGCTACCAATACGTTTAGACCGTATCTGTATGCCTTTAGTGGAACGCCTACATTAGATACTATTGGAGGAAATTTTTCCGTTGTGGGAGGCTCATCAGACTATGTGATTTTAACAGAATCTTCTTATACTAACGGAAATCATTATATAGATAAAACAGCATTGTTCGGTGTAAATGATGCTGTCTTTACAATAAATGGTTTTTATTTTACTGTTGACAGTAGAAGGGATTACGTCTCTTGGGCTATGGTTTTGGATACTCCATTAGCAAAGCCAAACACTCATGCTTTAAGTTTAACTTTCAGATTTCCGTGGGCGAGGGCATAATGGCAACTATACAAGGGCTTCTAAAGATGACTCCTCAATGCGTCGGAAGATTAGCTGTCGACGACAGTAAGCCGAAGTATTGGTTTACTTGGGGCAATGAGATTAAAATTGAGCCAGTCCCGGATGATTCGTATAAACTGGCTCTTTATATTTCCGACTTTCCCGCTGCTGAACTTACATCGGATACCGATGAGCCTTCTTATCTGCCAAATGAGTTTCACGAATGTATTGTATACTTCGCTTGTTATTCGTTTTTGATTAAAAGAAAAAAATGGGACTTAGCGAGTTACTATTATAATCGTTACTTGAGTTCTCTTGAAAAAAGATTTAAAATTTACATGGACAGAAAAACAGAAAGCAGGAGTCCGAAACATCTACCAAACGCTGTTAGGAGGAATTAGATGGCAACATTAAATTTAGGGATTATACGTTCACTCGTAAGAGGGGCTTTGAATGAAACCACGACGACGACCCTTACGAATACAGAGCTGAACGCTATTATAAACGACGGCTATAAGGAAGTGTGCGCCAAGACTGGATGCTATGAGGTCAGGATTAATGTTCCGAATATAACGTCTGGAGTCAAATTAGTTCCTCTTTCTTACGCTGCTGTTTCTAATTACGTGATGAGAGTAAATTACGTTGAATATTACCGGACTACTTCTGATTCACCCTACGGGTACGGTCTCCCGCAAGTCTACCCCCAGACAATCGGTCATATGCCTATTGATACCTACGTTCCGCAGTTCTGGTTCCAATGGGGGAATTTCTTGGTTGTCGAAACGAACCCTGATGCAGGAACGTATGATTTATTCGTCTACGCCTCATGTTATCCAAGCACAGTATTAAGTGCAGACGCAGATGTTCCTTCGTGCGCTCCGCCAGAGCTTCATGAAAGTATCTACTTTTACGCAACTGCTTTTGCGGCTATTAAACTGAAACGATGGGCGGATGTCGCTGTTTTTTATAACCGATATATTGATACGATTCAGCCTCGCAAGTACGAGTATGTAATGAAGTTCCCCGAAAACAGGGTATGGCATGATATTCCAAATAGAGTTATTACTCAGTAGGTTACTATGAATAAAGACCATGATGTAAAAATTGACAATAGGAATTTAGAGCATATCAATGCGATAGACAACGAATCGTCTGGAGCGGCTGGGTCTCCGCATGATGTTTCTATTGAAGAAATAAAGTTCAGGAGAATTGAGCAAGGAGTTCCCGATGAAAAGGACATTGACGCAAATATACAACTACAAAAGCTTTCTAATATTCAGGCGACGGAGAACGAAGTAACTGAATACTTAAATATCCCCCTCAGTGGAAAGTGGATGCCAGCCGTAAATCCTATTCATATTGGTCACAACTTCAGAACTTTAACAAACATGAGGTATGTGGCTGAACACCCTGTTTCTATAATGGGGATGACAAAAATAAACACGACTACATTTACCAATATTCCTATAAATATGTTTCATTACACTAAGGCGGCTGTAGTTAATTCTGCTGGTGCTGAAATTCGTGCGGCGGAGTCTCATCTAATCGTGCAGTCTTATGTGACAGCTTCAGGGTTGTTTACGCTGAAGCAAAACGAAGGAACAGTACCACACTCTACGCCTGTAGATTTTTCAGCGACCACACTTTATCCTTCTTCTGGCACAAAAATATATACGATGCCTTCTTCTTTTTCGACCTGCCCGAATGATGGAATGGTTTTTTGTTTTGGAGAGGAAGATTGTATCTGGGATGGAGACGAATCAAGAGTCCCTGCTTTTATAAAGACTGATGATGCCGCAGTTGCAATCCCGCCGACATCTCCAGCAGATTATACAGATAGAATCAATAATTCACTAAGGACGACAGACGAATTAATTACCTTAGTAGTCGGTAAAGTCTATTTAATCGGTTCTACAAGACCCCTAAGCGGAATTAACGCCTATATCAGTAATACGGTAGCCGACTGTTTTGAGACTTTTAAATACTATAAAGGCGGTTCGTGGGGGAGCCTGACAGCGACATATACAGGAGGAACGTACAAAGCTGGTTACACGTTTACAGCCCCGACAGACGGAGTTATGGCCTACATCGAAGGGTATTTTCTTTACTGGTATTCTGTGACCGCAAAAGCAGCTAAAGACGTTTATCATGTTACTCTTTCATCTCCGATGGTAAGTATTGAAAATATCTGGGATGGTAGCTATCTTGAGATAGCAAACTGCCTGTTCGTAGAAAAATTCAATGATGAAGACGACAAAGTGATAAACGATATAACTCTTAACGTGCTTAATATTGATGATTACCTAGAGGATGACCAAGGCTCTTTTTTCGAGGTAGAAGAATATACAGGTTCTGGAAATGACATGGATTCTACTGATTGTATCTATGCAGGATTCACTGATGACGTTTGTGCGTTATATTTTGACATTCCAGAAAAAGACGGAAGCAATACAAAAACTGCTTCGATAGCCGTGAGCTATTGGAATGGGACTACGTGGACAGCGGCTACCATATTAGACGATGGCACAGCAATAACTGATGGTGGAACTCCAGCTAGCGATATAACGTTGGCTCACACTGGTGTTGTTTCTTTTGAGGCGTTTTCTTCAGTTAAGTTAAGCATAAATGGCGGCAATGCGTTAAACTACGTGAGAATAACCGGAAGTGCCGACATTGCCGCCGACACAAAAATAAATTATATAGCGGGAATCAGAAAGGCCAAAGAAATAAGTGGTCACTCATTCGCCATTCACGCCGCCGACAGACTTATGCTTGGTTGCGATAACTACGGAAACAAAAACGAACTCTTAGTGTCGGCTCAAGACAGGCCAGAAGTATTTAATGGGTCTGACTCCCAGAGAATCCAGTTCGGAGACAACCAAACTCTTACTGGTGGGGTTCCTATTTTTGCTCAGTACGCCAGTAACATTTATAATATTATTTTAATCTTCAAAGCTACACAGACTTGGATTTTACAATGGAACCAGTCTAATACCGGAACTTCGTGGAGTAGATATTGTATCTCTCCGAATGTAGGTTGTCCGGCTCCAAATACGATTCGTTCTGCTTCGGTTGCTTTTGACAATAACGTCTCACAAGTAAAGAACGTAGCTATCTGGAGAGGAAACAATGGGATTTATATTTCAAACGGTCAGTCTCCTTATTGTGTATCTCAAGACATAAGTCATGTATTTGACCAGAATAATTTATTGAACTCTTCACTCAAAGTAAATCAATCTATGATTTCTAAAGAGTTCGGGTTTGTTGACGAAGACAAGAGTGAGTATCATTGGTTGTGGGCTTCAGGATCAAGCACGACCTTGGACAAGGAATATGTTCTCGACCTTAAAGAATGGAAGTGGTTTGAAATTGACAGAGATACAGTCCCATTGCAGTCCGGTACTACAGTCAGCGATACGTCAGGAAATAAATACTGCTATGGCGGTGTCACCGGATTTGTGGATAGGCTTGAATATGGAGGGACATTCCACACGGCTGGTCATAGTATAATATCTGCATTAAGGTTTGGAGAACTAATCCCCTCAAAGAATCCCTTGATTACTTCTTCAATAAAAAGCTCTTTGCTTACCTGCTTTCCTAAACAGGCAGACTCTAGCAATATGACAGACGTAACTGTTACTCTATCCCACTACAGGGATGGGGGTACGGGAACGAGTTATTCGATTATAATGGATGAGTCTCTTTCCATAGACGTTTCTCCGGCGACAGATTGGGAGGCTGGTGATGTAATTACTGGACAAACTAGCGGGAAAACTTGCATAATCGTCTCTAAGATTTCTGCCGTTGCGTACAAGGTAAAAGAAAGGGACGGAGTTTTCACTCCCGGAGAAATTATAGGAGTTACTGGAAATTCGGATAAATTGGCTGACCAAGGAGCTACTTATCCGCAGTTTAAAATTTCAACGAATGATTTTGTTATGATGAAAACAGACATTGGCTCACAGGACGCTTCGTTTCATGGGATTGGATTTAGTCATACATCAACAGCTTCAACGAAAGGTTTTGAGCCTTTAACTTTATCTTTGGAAGTTCAGAAAGGGAGAGAAAAATGAGCAATATAAGATATTCAGGGAGCGGGAAATTACAGCCTCTTCTTAATCAATACTACGCCACTTCTGGGAATGTTCCTTCTGCTGATGTTCTAGAGGGAATGGTTCGCGGAGAAGTCCAAGCTGCTTACGCTAACCGGAATGCGGCTCAGGAACTTGCTATGAGAAAGAAACAGTTTGATGAATCGATGAAAGAAATGAAGCGTGCCCGGCAGACTCAGATGATCGGGAATATCGGTGCCCTTGGAATGTTTGGCCTAGCGAATATTGACAAATGGCTCCCGACAGTTAAAGGGATGTTTGCCTCAAAAGAAGAAGGCGGTGGAGATAAAATCAACCTCCCCTATGGGTCAGATTATGGGTTAGTTAATATGAATGAAGGGTGGAACAACGGAGCAACTGGCCTATCTCAGGCTCCTGAAATGACTCAAGGACAAAAAGACGAGTTGGCAGGAACGGCTTTTGGGGATATCCATTCATATCCTCAAGCACCTCTCAACCAAAAACCAACTGCGGGGAAAAACGCTTTTGAGGGAGCTGTTGCTAATGTAAAAAAAGGGGCTGCAATCGCTGCCCCGTCTAAGAGAAAGTATCTACCGCAGCCTCCGCCAGAGTTGCCACGTTACGAGAGACCTGCCTCTCCAGACGAAGCCATGACTCAAAACAGAAGTAAGTTCTGGGATAAAGTTTTCTACCCGATAGATGCTATGAAATGGGGAATAAATCAGAGGAGAGCAGCGATAGAGGCAGACAGGGGAGTTGCTTGGGCAAGAAAGCAAGCAGCTAGTAAATACATGAAAGAAAACCCGAATGTCCCGTTTGAAAAAGTAGCAGAAATGTATAAATTGAATGAGGAATAGTCTATGGATACTTATTTAAACTACGCAAATGCTTCCCCTGCTCAATTCGGAGCTACCTTTGGAGGAAGTTACTTTAATCCTCTCGAGGGACAAAGCTCAAATATTCTTGACTCTATCATAGGAAGAAGAATGGAAAATGTAGAACCTATGAGAGCCAAGATACGCAAGTTCTACGAACAAGAACAAATGCAAAAACAGCAAAAAGAACTTGCTGAGGAGCGGGACAAACAGGCGAAGATCGGAGCTACTGTTCAAGCTGTCAAAGAGGGTGCCAGCCTTTTTGAAAAGCTGAAAGCTGTTGAAACTCCTGAAATGGGAGGAGGCGGAGCCGGTACTGGTTCACAGACGTTGGCTGGAGAAGCAGGAAGAACAGAAGCCTCTCAACAGACGGCTGAGCAACTCGGAGCCGGTACTGATTCACAGACGTTGGCTGGAGAAGCAGGAAGAACAGAAGCCTCTCAACAGACGGCTGAGCAACTCGGAGAGACTCAGGCTCAATATGAAAGGCTTGGGAATGTTTTTGAAGAAAAGGCAAAAAACGTTGAAAGCGAAGGAGACGTAAGCGAGCTAAAGGATCTTGCCGGAACAATGAAAGGTCTCGGGCAGACGGGACTTTCTCTCTACGGGAACTTAATGAACATCGAGAATAGAGGGAATTGGCAGGACTACGCCGGGGCTGGAGTAAACACAGCCAGTTTAGTTGGTCAGGGGATGAAACTTGCAAATGCTCCCGGAGCCAATTTGATGTCTTCAGGGGCTGGCGCTGCCGGAAGCGTAGTTGGCCTCGCCTCTGGGGTTGAGGGAATTACTAAAGACCCGAGCAATCCTGCTAATTATATGAATACCGGAATATCAGGATACCAGCTAGGCTCTCAGTTGCCTAGCTTGGCTTCCCCTACGGCGTCAGCAATAACCCCTCAAGCTATGACGACTACAGCTACAGGACAGTTAGCTGCTCCTATGGCCGAAGGCGCTGGAGCAACCGGTGGAGCTGCGGAAGGCGGAACGAGTACGGGAGCTGCTGCTGGTGAAGTTGGGGCAGGAATTGTCATGGCTGCAATCGCTGCTGCTGAGGCGTTAAGAGGCAGCTTTGGCGGAGTCGGGAAAACCTATGACGAACAGAGCGCAAAAGAATTTCCGTTCAACACTCCTGTCGCTGCGGTTTTAGCTCCCGGGGCAAAATTAGCTCCTAAAGACAGTTTGTGGTATGATTACGGAAAAGCGCTAAGCGGTGGAGAGCGCGTTGTTATGGCTCCGATTAATTACCTATTTGGAGACAAAACAGCTTTTGACGGAAAAGCTTTTGATGATCTTTTGAGTGGATTAGTTTTTGATGACGTTTTCTAGGAGGATATTATGGATTTCGGTACAATAGCCGGAGGATTAGTTCAAGGCGCTCTCGGAGGGATAAACCTCACGAACCGGTACAATCAAATGAGAGCTATCAGCGATGAGACTGATATTCGCAGAGCACAGGCGCAAGCGCTAAAAGCTCCCTTTGATCCGGAAAAAGATTGGGCAGGTGAATTTCAGCAGCTTCCTCCAGAGACTCAACAGTTCTTCAGAGAAGGCATTAAGAAGTACGGGGCTACCCGCATGGGCATGATGAACACCATGAAAGACTATTCCGACAAGGAAGGTCTCATGACTCAGCTCGTGGATGCAAAACTCAAAAAGAAACAGATCGATTGGTCGGACTCCTACAGCAAGCTTCAACAGGCTCAAGCGCAAGGGCTTGATACAACAGAACTCGAAAAGGAAGTCACTGCGAAGGCCGCTGATGCTATGGACATCGGGACAAAGGCGAAGGCTTATCTCGACAACCGGAAGATAGCAAACTTTTATAAAGAGGCGACTCCAGAAGAACAGGTGGTCATTAAAAAATACCTTTCGGCGAATGATTACGAAGGTGCAAAATCTGCTATCGAAAAACTCGAAGCAGCTAAGATTGAAAACCAGAAATTTCAGAGAAATACCGCTGAGAAATATAATCAAATCGATTACAAGCAAGGGCTGAAAGGAGAAGGCGCTGTCGGGTCTACATTCGAGACTGGTGCCAATTACGATAGACTCATAAAGGCGAAGGAGACTTATGAAGAAAACCCCACGGCTGATAATCTTATGATCGTTCAGGACTTGGCAGGAAAGCTCAACTATGAATATTCTCCGACGACTACAAAATATAATCGTTATATCGGAACTTTGAAAATCCCAGGTACGGAGTCTTCTGAGACAACTTATCAACTGAAGAAAGCTACCAAGGGCGGCAGCGCTACCGGTAGAAGCGCCAACCTAAACCCGGGGAACATTAAGCTTGGAGGACAGACGAGAAAGTGGGTTCAATCCGGAGCCGCTACAGTCGACCCCAAACCGGCTAAGGATGGAGGAAATTTTCTGAAGTTTAAAGATCCTCAAACTGGTTTCGATGCTGCCAAAGATTTGATGTTCTCGCCATTGTATTCTAACCTTACAACGGAGCAAGCATTGAGGCAGTGGAGTCACGGAGGTTACGGAGCAGAGATTGTTCCTGAACTTAAAAATAAAAAAATAAACGAACTCAATGATGGAGAAAAGACTTATTTGTTTGCTCGGCTTATGAAGAGAGAGGGAACGATCACTAAACTCGGCAAGTCTAAGGACGGAAGAATAGTAGCCCAATTAAAGACAGGTGAAAACGTTTATGTCAATTAATGAATCAGAAATAATCTGGGATGACCCGGTTTCTGAACTTCCAAGAGATAGTGATATTATTTGGGATGAGTCAACCGTTTCGCCTCCGGTGAAGGCAACCAGCCCTAAGTCGCCTGCAAGTTCTTCTGGGATTGCTGAACGGGCTATTGTTGATCCCCTTGTTGGTCTAGCTCGTGGGGTTTTTGTTGAAATCCCTTCTACAATAATTGGACTCGCAGATATTCCAACGATGGGAATAGTTGGAAAATCGATTGACGAAACCGCAAAAGCCATAGGTCTCCCGACGCAGGAAGAGGCACGTGGGATTTTTAATAAAATGCTTACCTCTGAAACTCAAGATGCTTTAAAAAAGGTCTCTGAAGCGAAAGGCTTTGTCCCTACCGTGAAGACAATGGTTCAGTATCCATCATCTATCGTTCAAATGGTAGTTGAGAACTTGGCTCCCATGAAAGCCGGGGCGATGGCTGGAGCCAAGCTCCTTAAAGCTGCTGGGAAACCAATCATCTCCGAGATAGCTGGGAAGAAAGTCGTTGATGTGGGAAGAGCGGCAATCGCCGGTGGCATCGGTGAAGGAATAACGACTGCCGGACAAAACATTGAACAAACGAGGCTCCAGACGGAAGGGAAAGATCTTACTCCTAAACAGGTCGCCTTGACAGCAACGAGTGCTGGACTTACAGGACTAATCGGAGTCCTCGGAGGCAAGCTGGCTCAGAAACTGGATATAGCTGATATCAATACTCTTCTCGCCGGAGGGATTGGAACTGCTAGTAAGAAGAAAATTCTCGAAATTCTCGTTGGCCTTGCTCTTGGTTCTCTTAAAGAAGGTACTGTTGAAGAGCTACCGCAGTCTGCACAAGAACGGATCGCCCAGAATATTTCTCTCGGGAAGCCGTGGGATGAAGGAGTGGCCGAGGATGCTGCAACCGGATGGCTGGTTGGAATGGCTCAGGGCGCTGGCGCAAGCGTCGCAAGCGGAGCATTAGCAGCAGCAAGGGCTGAAATATCAGATAAGCCTGTCGATCTATTAAAAGAGACACAAGCTGCTGAGGAGGGAGCGACGGTTGCCGGTGGAGCCTCTCTTGAGACAGAGGAAACTCCAATTACGCTCTCCCCTGAAGAAAGAAAAACGAATGCCGATAAATCCCTCAAGGATCTTGATCTTGCCTACGATGGTATACTTGAACTCCAGAAACCAAAGACAAAAGAGGAAGCCGATAATCTGGCTCTTTGGTACGAATCTCAGAAAAGAGCTATATTAAGCACTAATGAAGAAACGCCGACTACGCTTTCAGAAGAAAACAAAAAAGCTATCAATGGCTGGACAGCCCAGAGATTAAATGAACTGACTTCTTTTGAGGAAGTCCGTCCACTGACAACCGAAGAGTCTCTCGAAAAAGATTTCCTACAACAGAACTTAAACCTTCCAGAGTCGGTAGCCCAGGGAACAGATATTCTTGAAGTTTTGAAGGCTCAAAAAGATCTCGATGAAGTTAATGTAAACGCAGCCAAGAGATCAGAGAGTATTATTCAAAAAGTAGAAACCGACAATATAAACGCTCTTGAGAATGAGATTACAGCGAGCATTAATACATTCATAAACCGACCGCGCCCGGGAATGGACGCTGAACAAATCAGTAAACAGAAACATGCTGAAGGAATGCAGTATGCGGCCATGAAGAGAAAAGCGACGGGGAAGCCAACAGACAAAGAGCTTACTGACACTATCAATAGGCTTAATTCAAACTATACCGGAAAGCCTGTCTCCGTAAACGGAGCTCCCGCAATTGTTACCGGAACCGCTTTTGGAAAAGTAACTGTGCAGCTTCAGGATGGATCGAGTGCTTCAGTGGAGAAGACAGATATCGTTGCCCCGGTCGCTACTAAAAAAGACGCTATCAATTTTCTAAAAGAAGAAGGCGCTAATGAGTATGAACAGTTTAAACAAAACTTCCTTGCTCCGCCTACTGGCGAAGCGACTCCTCCGGTAGCTCCGGCAGAAGTTCCTCCTCCTCAAAGGCAGAGCCAAGTTATTGACGAGTTCTTTTCGAGGCTCCAGACGAGGATAAAAGATACAGAAGGTCTTAATGCTTTGAAGGCGCAGTTCACTTCAGAGAACCCGGAAGCAGTGAACCAGGCCGGAGAGGTCTTAAATGAGCTTATCCGTACCAACATCGATCTGTTCCCGGAGATCTCAAAAGAGGCCGCTGGAAGAAAAGCTTTCAAGAGAATGTCTCCCCGGAAAGCAAAGCAGATTAAGAAATTTGGCCTGACTAAAGAAGATATCGCTCTCTTGACTGATGCTGAATTTTCAAAATTTTTCCGGGCTATTGAAAATCAAGAAATTTTTGCTGTTCCCCCAGCTCTTCAGGGGATGTATAATAAATTTGGAAAGCTCTTTAACAATATCCTTGGTCTGGACATGGAACCGGTTTACATTGATGTTCCTATACGAAAAGTTATAGATGTCAGTTCACAGGAGGGGCTAGATTTTTTAAAACGTCAAGGAATCGAAGACGTAAAAGAATATTTAAACAAATTCGGATTTAACTATGAGGAGATGATTAAAAATGGACAAACAAAAATTGCCATCGAAATCGCCGGAGTCTACATTGCTAATGAGGCTGACGATGCCGGACGGAACAGAGCTTACGCCTTTAAGAGTAAAAACCCCACCACAATTCTTCACGAAGGTCTTCACGGATACTTCAGGAGTGTGGGACTTACTGGATGGTTCGGAAGCGAAGAAAAAGTAGTTCTCTTCCTGGAAGAAAAAGTAGCCGCCAAAGACTTCGAGACAAAGAAGGAATTTGATGTCTGGCTCGAAGAGCAAAAGAAAGACTTCAACAAACAGTCATACAAAAAAGCTGGAGCGACTGAAGAACAGGGGATTGGACTGAAGATAGGTCGCCCGTTTAAAGACAGGGCTCCACCCGGAGAACTCCTCAACGCAGTTAAACTCAGAGACGCGGTTTGGACTGCTCCGCATGGAGAAGCCACCGAAGCTCTTCATAATAAGGCTTTGGAGTTACAGCTTCAGCCGGAAAACGCTCATCTCGTCAGAGTTGGTTTTGTCGATGACAAAGGCCGTTTCTTAGACAAGAACAGAGACACAGAGCTGATCAAAGAGTACAAATCGAAAAACCAAATCCGTGTCAAGATCGGGGAAGCAGGAATCCCCGAGGGAAGAAGAGAAGGGATTGCTGAAAAAGAGCCAGAAAAGCTAAGTATCGGCGGAGCGACCGCTCTCAGTAAACCCATCGAAAAACCTCCTGGAAAGCCCAAAATTCAGGTCAAATTAAAGCCAAAACCTAAAAAGAAGGCTGCCACACCAGGGGTAGAGAAAACTCCTCTTACAGCCCAAAAACTGGCCGCTGAGCTAGGTATCCCAGAAGAGGACGTACAGGCTTTCTTCAAAACAATCTCAAATGAAGAAGAAATCGAAAAAGCAGGATCTCTCCTTACGGATAGGTCTACAACGATAGACTATATCCTTCAGAACAAGACTCTCCCGAAAGGGATCAGGGAAATGTCTTTTGTTGTCGCGGCGGCGAACCAGGCCGTTGAGTCCGGAGACTCTGATTTGATAAATGCTTTATTTTCTCAAGGATCTATTATAGAATTAACTTCATGGCATGCTCAAGAGCTCCAAGTGCTTCGGGAGCTTTACAAAAACTCGGCTGTCGGAGCCGTCGCTGAAGTCAAAAAAGCCAAGATGGATGCTGCCGAGAAAAAGGATAAAAATATAAAAACGAAAATTAAGCAGGAGACAGAAAGCAACAAAAAGGAATTAAATAATTTCCAGAAAAAACTATCTCCTGAAACAAAAAAACTACATCGATGGCTTGATTTATTGGAGTGCTGATGAAATTTGCAACATGTCTTCCAAAAGGAATGGTAGACTCTATTAAGGCCGAGATGACTGACGCCAAAGTCACTGAGCTTATCTTAATGTCTTCTAAAGAAAGACGGGCTTACTTTACGAAAATCCTCGGGTCGGAAGAGCATGCTATTTTTCTAAACCAGAACTTCGAGAAGAGTATTGTCGCCAAAAATCAACTTCTTTCGATAAAGAACCTTATGGCAAAAGTCACTGGTTTAAAACCTGAGACACGAAGAGACATGATCGCGAAAGTCGAAAGAATGACCGCTCAAGGAATCATGCAGCCAGCCGAGGTAGACCTTTTCCTGGCGGATCTCGCAGAGCAAAGGCTCGGTGTTGCAATCACTCCGGAAGAAGCCCAGAATTTATCAGAGTTGGCGAAGATCGCAGAAACCCGCAGGGGTCTCGTTACGGACTGGAGCGAAAAAGGTGTTAACTCTTTGCCGATGCAGTACGGTAGAGCAAAGGTAGCCTTCGATAATTACATAAATCAACTGAAAGACGAAGCAAACGGAATTCATCTGTCTACTTTTAAAGAACACCCAGTCAAGGCCGTAAAACAACTGCTCGCTGAAATCCCTGGCACAACAAAAGCCGCGAAATCTTCTATGGATCACAGTGCCTTATTTAACCAAGGATGGGCGATGTTGTGTACTCATCCTACGATATGGGCTAAAAATGCTCTTATATCTACAAAGGCCATTGTCCAATCTCTCGGCGGTAAAGAGGTAATGGATGAATTTAACGCAATGGTGGCCTCAGATGAGCTTGCCATTAACGGTACTTTCCGGGCGATGGAACTTGACGTTTACGGAGTACGAGAAGAATCCTACCCTACGTCTATCCCGCAGAAAATTCCTATACTCGGAAGGTTTTACAAAGCTTCAGAAGTTGGGTTTGTTCTCTTCAATCAGAAAAACAGATTTGACGCCGCGAAGATGTACTACGAAATAGCTAAAAAATCTGGTGTCGATATTACGAACAAGAGAGAACTGCTCCAAATCGGTCGTATGTGCAACTCTCTAACCGCTCGTGGTCACCTCGGAAAATTAGAGCCAGTGGCCTCAACAATCAATAATGTATTCTTTTCTCCGAGAAGACTCGTTGGCTTATGGGATGTTCTGACGATGCATGGTTTTAGAAAAGATGTTACTCCGTTTGTTCGGAAGCAAGCAGCTTGGAACCTTCTAAAGATTGTTATGGCGACTTCAGCTATTTTAGTGATTGCAAAATCTCTCGATGACAAATCTGTCGACTGGGATCCCCGGAGCGCAAACTTCGGTAAAATTAAAGTCAGGAATACAAGATTTGACGTAAGCGGCGGCATGGCCTCACTGGTCGTTTTGGCCTCAAGATTTGGAGCCCGGTCGACGAAGAGTTCTATCACCGGAAAGATAACAGAACTCAACTCTGGAGAATGGGGCTCGATGACAGTTCTTGATGTAATTGTAAATTTCTTTATGAATAAACTATCACCTATAGCGGGAACTTTTGCTGATTTCTTTTTTGAGGGGGAAGATTTTAATGGAGACAAACCTACGATTGAAGGAGCCGCTGCTGACTTACTACTTCCGCTTGGTATCCAGAATGACTTTGAAGCGATGAAAGACCCTAAATCCGCGGATACGCTTGCGGTTGTCATAGCGGATGCGTTAGGTATCTCTACTAATACTTATGGAAAGAGGAGTAAATGATGGACGTTAATCCTTTGGTTCAGGTAAAAACAGTATCCGAAATGGTTTCAGAAGAAGCCGGGCAGGCTGAAACGAAAAAAGCTTTTGAAGTAATCACTTCTTTATCTCGGTACGTTGATAAGAAATGGGCTGATGCAAAAAAAGCTAAGGAGACCATCGAAGACGAAATGCTTCAATCTCTCAAACAGAAGAGGGGAGAATACGACGCTGAAAAACTACAAGCTATTAAGGATGCCGAGCAGCCTGAGATATTCATGAACATTACAGAGACGAAATGCAGCAATGCCGTTGCTTGGATCAAAGATATTTTAATGGCTGGTGACAGAATTTTTGGAGTTGACCCTACCCCCGTTCCAGAGCTTCCGCCAGAAGTCGTTGAAAAAGTTCAGCAAGGAGTCTTGCAGCGATATATACAAATGTTCGCTCAGCAGGCTCAGGCTACCGGACAGATAATCCCCGGAGATATGATGCGGCAAATGATCATGCAAAGCGCAGATGAAATAAAAGATGAAGTCACGGTTGAGATAAATAGGGTTGCCAAGAAATTCGCTGACAAGATCGCAGACAAGATTGATGACGATTGGGTAGAAGGAGGATTTTACAAAGCTCTCGAGAGATTTATCGACGATCTCGTCCAATGCAAAGCCGGAATCATTAAAGGAATAGTCTTCAGAAAAAAGAAAGTTAAAAGATCAGTCGTCGGCGCTGACGGGAGGATCCAAAGAGTTGTTGAGAGCGTGGTTGTCCCAACATACGAAAGACGATCTCCGTTCTGTATTTACCCGTCCCCGAAGTCTACCGGAATAGACAGCGGGGATCTTTTCGACGTTCTTTCCTTGAGGCCTCGACAGCTTTACGACATGATTGGCATCGAGGGGTACAGTGAGAAAGACATCAGAAACGTCCTCCGGGAATTCAATGCTGGGGAACTGACAAATGAATGGATTGGCCTCTCTGATTCTGCCAAAGAAGGAATAGGAGAAGATGATGCCAATAGGAGCACATCTCAATACCCTGATGAGAATATTTATGCTCTAGAACTATGGGGTGATGTCCCCGGGAATCTTTTAAGCGAATGGGGCTTAAAGGTAGAAGATAAAGATGCCGAGTATTCCTGCTCTGTCATTAAAATCGGAAACTACATTATATCAGCAAGACTAAACTACGATGACCTCGGAAGAAAGCCCTATGCCAAAGCATCCTTCAGGGAAACAAATGATTCCTTCTGGGGGTTAGATCTTCCGATGATTATCAGCGCTTGCCAGCAGGTATGCAATGCTTGTGCAAGAAGTATCTTATCTAACATAGGGATAGGGGCACTTCCTCAGACTGTTTTAAACGTTGACCGCTTGCAACCCGGCGCTTCAAAGAAAGTCTTTTGCGGGAAGGTTTGGGAAGTTACCGAGGAACAGATGGCTTCCGGAGAAAAACCGATAGATTTCTTTACTCCTCCGATGGTTACAGAAAAGCTTATGAACGTTTATACTACTTTTTCCAGGATAGCTGATGAACACTCCGGAGTCCCGGCTTATAGCCACGGTTCCGAAAGAGTAGGTGGTGCTGGAAACGCTTTAGCAGACTACGAAAAAATCTTAACTCCTCACGGATTGAAGGAAATTTATAAACTGAAATGTGGGGATGTTGTTTATAACACTTACGGAAGCACATCTAAGGTTACTGGAGTTTATCCTCAAGACGGAGAAAGAGATATATATAGAATTTCATTTTCTGATAATTCTACGATTGATTGCGATTCAAATCATATATGGTCACTTATTAACCATCATGGGAATGAATGTATAGAAACAACAGCAAGTTTAATTAAAAAAGGAATTTGTAGAAAAGTTAAATCTGTTAAAAATAGTGGCAAAACATTATATAAATGGCATTTACCTAAAGTAGCTCCGGTTGAATTTAAAGACAATAAATTAAAGATAGACCCATATACTATGGGACTTCTTATCGGTGACGGATGTATTCATGGACATATGGTGTCATTAACAATAAACGATACAGAAGTTGATGATATTCTTAAAAAGATTCCATACGATGTAAGCATAAGTGCAAAAGGAATAAATTCTGGAAAGTCTACAGAAATACACATTAGGGGAATACGCAAAGAATATGCTTTTTATGGATTAGATTTAGTAAAGGCTGTCGGAAAATTTATACCAGAAGACTATTTATATAGTTCTATAAATAATAGAATTGAGTTATTAAGGGGACTAATGGACAGTGACGGAAGCGTAGATAAGCGTGGAAATTGTGTTTTTTGCACTACGTCAAAAACACTTTTAGAAAACTTAAAATTTTTAGTAAATTCCCTTGGAGGTAGAATTAAAAAAGGATGTAAAGTTAATGGTTGTATAAGACAATTCCCAAATGACAGAGAATATCTATGTAAAGATAATTATTATATAAATTTTGTCGTTCCTTATGATACAATTTCTTATTTAAATAAAAAACAAACTCGATACATAAAGAAACCAGTACGCAACATTTATATCAAAAATATAGAAAGTATTGGTAAATCAACGGCAACGTGTATATCAGTTGATTCAAAAAATTCTCTATATGTGTGTGGAAATTTTATCCCTACACACAATACCTCAAGTGGGTTACACCAGCTTGTAGTGATGGCCTCACGCGGGATCAGAGCTGTTATCAGGAATATCGATAAACACGTCATTGTCCCCTGCCTTGAAAGGCATTATGATTATCTCTTAGATAACTACGAGATCTATGGACTCATCGGAGACTATAAGATGAATGCTAAAGGAACGGATAACCTGATTAAGAAAGAACAGGTCGCTCAGCGGAAGATTGAATTCATTGCTCAAACTTCAAATCCAGTAGACATCCAGCTTGTCGGTGCCCAAAACAGACGTAAGATGCTTTTTGAAGTTGCAAAATCTTTTGGGATCGACATTGACGAAAAAGAAATCCAGCCTATCGGGAATATGCAGTTAAGCGCTCCCCCGGAAAAGCCAGCAACCCTTGATGCTGCTGGAAATCAGGTCGTCGGGACAGAAGACAGAGAATTTAACCAGGGGGAAAAATGATAAAACCAACTGAATCCGTTGCTAGAGCGATTATAAGCCTCGAGAACAACAAATCCTGGGAAGAAGTGGCAGAGTGGGTTAAGAAGTCTTTCCTTTACCAATGCACAAAGAATAATCACCTGGCTGGCGAGGAAACGGTTAAAGGCCAGGGACGGGCGCTCGAGCTTGAAGATATTTTAAAGCATATTAATAATGCCAGGGAGTATTTAGAAAAGAAATGAGATATAGAATCGAAAGAGGACAACGTGGAGACCTTAGAGAGCCGCTTGAAAAAATGCGGTACAAGGCTATTACGTCTAAATCTAATACTTCTCCCGGCGAACTCGGTTCTTTGGGGAAACAAGAAAGCTCTAATGTCTCTATTACTGGTGGTTCGATAACAGGGATAACCGACCTTCTCGTTGCTGACGGAGGAACTGGAGTTTCTACTCTTTTAGACCACGGGGTTTTGGTAGGTTCAGGGACTGACCCTGTAACGGTTTTAGCAGTAGGAACAAACGGTCAGGTCTTAATAGGTTCTACGGGGGCAGACCCCGTGTTCGGGACAATTACTGACGGAGACGGAATCACTGCTACTTTAGGGGCAGGAACTCTTGGGATAGAGGTCGACTTAAAGGCAGACGGTGGACTCGTAATCGAATCTGGGGAGATTGCTTTAGATTTAGGCGCGAGTTCTATTACAGGGACTCTTGCGGTTGCCGATGGCGGGACGGGAGTGACAACCGCTACTGGTTCTGGGTCGGTGGTTTTAAATACTTCTCCGACTCTGGTGACTCCAGCGTTAGGGACTCCTGTAAGCGGAGACTTATCAAACTGCGGAGGAAGCCCGACATTCGATACTGTTACGGCTACTTTAGCGGACATAGGGACTATTCATGCTATATACTCTGATAGCACGACGCAAACAATTACTTCTACAACGGTTCCTTGGGTAATGACTCATGACACAGAAGAAATATCTGATACTCATATCACTCATGGAAAGTCAGGAGAGGTTACAATCAGCATAGCTTCTCCGGCAGTAATAAGTTGGACAGGGCATGGGTTAAATGTAGATAGCGAAGTAGTCTTTACGACTGACGGAGCTTTGCCGACAGGTCTCACGGCGGGAACCAGATACTATGTAATTTCTGCTGGATTTGGAGCAGACAGTTTTCAGGTTTCAGCGACTCCTCAAGGAGCTGCGATCAACACTTCTGGAACTCAAAGCGGAACTCATACCGCAACCAATATCTCTATTTTTACTATTGGGACATCAGGGACTTATGGATTTATCTTTTCTACTCTTTGCGATTGTACTTCAGGGAACGGAACAACAGTAGATATTTGGTTTAGAAAAAACGGAGTAGATGTAGACAGGTCGAATACAAGAGTCCAAATAGCGACTCAAAGCAATGTTGTTATTAGTATCGCTGATATTATTTTGGATTTAATTGTAGGAGACGAGATAGAAATGTTCTGGGTAGGGAGTAGTACAGATGACAGGCTTTTGGCGGTAGCAGCACAAGTAAGCCCAACAAGACCAGCTACTCCATCGACTATTTTAACGATTAAAAAGGTGAGCAAATAATCTTTGCAATTATTTTAAAAATGTTATAAATAAACAGGGGGTATTAAAATGGCAGCAAACACAACGACGAGTTCAACAGGGACAGTTTCGGGGACTGACCCAAATTTTATCCTGACTTACAAATCAGGAAACAGCGAGGCTCTTTACTTAATGGTAAAGGTCACAATGGGAACAATGACTTCGGTTACTATTACCCTAGATGTCCTTAATCCGTCGCTTCATGCAACAGACAAATATCGTATGACTGCTTTACAGGGTACGGATTTGGTTGCCGATACGATGGTAATTAAGGCCGCTGGAAATTACCGGATACCGATACCGATAATTAAAAGCGAAACAGTAATTTACGCTAACATAACACCAAGCGGAGCAGGTCTTGATGGTGCGATTGTAGCTAATTTTATGGAGGCCTAACATGAGAAAGACACCTAACCATTTAATCCCTAGAAGCGACAGGGACATTTTAGGAGACGACAATTCAAATAACTCGTTCTCAAGTACCAATGTAGTAGCCAATGCTGACGGTTCTCTTATAGAAAGACTTGAATACGTTCAGACTTGTGTCGGCGGACTCAGCGGACAGTTGAGATTCCAACAGTCAGCTTCTAATGTAGTCGAAGATGATTCTTATGCTAATTTTGAAATCACCCTTGTTGATATAAATTCAGGAGCCATAACTTCAGCTAATATTGATATTACGTCTATAGCCGTAGAGCTTGCCAAGTCAACAGGCGGCGGGGCTTTCAGTGCAGTAGGAATTACCCAACCGACTTTCTCAAAAGCTGACGGAAGAGTCTATACTTCAAACAGATTTCTTGCTGCTGAGTGGTCTGTAGGGGACACTTACAGACTTACGGTAAGTGGAATTACTGTAGCGTTCGGGACAGAAACGGCTTACGTCCCGGCAATGGTGTGGTCTAATCTCATCACTGACATCATCGACATCGACACTATAGTTGATGACATCAAAGTTGACACTGATAGACTACATGATACTGCTGTGACGGTAGGAATGACAGCAGGTTCTTT